GAAGGGAATAAGTCTGAGGTGAGATACTATGGTGCCTTCACAGATGCAGCTAAAAGCTATGTCGATTCGTCCTCATTTGAGCGAGTCGTGGATCTGAGTGGTTTTGATCTCAGATCTTTCGTCCCGACCATCTGGGAACTTATCCCCTATAGCTTTTTCGTCGATTATTTTGTCAATATCGGCGATCTGATCCAAGCCGCTTGTACTGATACATCTGGTGTTGCTTGGCTTGCAAAGGATACAGTTGTCACACGCTATCGTCAAGTTGACATTAGCGTTGACAGTCCTGCTACTTTGCTCGTCAATCAAACGCCAGATCGTAAAATTCAAGCGCTTGTTCAGGAGCCTGGTGGTTACCGGACTTCTTCACGTCAGGTAACTAGACAGCCCACAACTTGCCTTTTCCTAGCATACAAGTGGGGTTACCAGATTGGTGGTCTAAGCATATGCTAAACACCGCCGCTCTGTTAACGTCGAAGCTCTAACCAGGTAGCAATTTCGCTACTTGTTCTTTAGGAGTATCCACATGTCGTGGAGTCCAACGACGCCCATAACGGGCGCCGCGCAGACAGGCTTTGTTACCCCTACCTACACAATCGTCGCTGATGTTGCGCCGGATGTGAACGGTAAGCAGCATGCCGTGTCGGCACTTGGCGGTACGCAGGCGGGTGTGACGGTTCATTCCGTCTCCTCACCTTTCACGGTAACTTTCGTCAGACCGAAAACCTTCAAAGTTCTCGGAAAGACGAATCCTGTGACTGGGCTTTTGCCCAGCGTACCGAAGAACCAGTACAAGATAATCGTCCGAAAGGGCGTATTACCTCTGGCTGGTCAACCTTACTCGACCGCGGTGATCACGATGAACTGTGACATCCCGGCCGGGTCTGACGTCGCCGATGCGGCGAACCTTCGAGCGCTGTTTTCAGCAGCAATCGGAGCCCTTAGCCAGCAAAGCGCCGGGATCGGTGACACAGTGGTTTCAGGCATCGCCTGAATCCTTCTGCGTCACTTTTCCCAGGTTTTGCCTGGTTTTCGGGTTACGGTTGTGTGCTTTCTTTAGCACATAGCTGAGCTCGCGTTGATGGTTCGTTTACTCGAGGAGACCATGCGTAATTACGCTGATCTACGTAGAGCGCTGCAAGAAGATGTTGGTGCCACTGATGCCATGTTAACATCTGACATGACATTAGAGACTGTGAATAGATTTCAGCTTAAAAATTCCATTCTGAAGAAATTCCAGGATGAGATATCCTCGTCGGCAGATGATACATGCCTAGAGCTCTTTAAAAAGAGCAATAGGAAGTGTCTGACTGTCGATTTGGAGCCGAAATCTGATTTCGAAGAAGTCCTCTTGGGAGAAGTGAAACGCTCCTTTGATGATCTCTTCTTCACAGGACCTGATCTGAACGTCAGTTTCTCCGATATAATGGAGGGCTGTTCGAACGGACCAGGTGCAAGTTTAGGTGTCGATTCTTACAACTTTTATACAAAGTTGTTTGATTCTAACCTGACTTGCACATCACCGCTTCTTTACCGTTACTACCGGTACTTCTGTGGCAACGACCCAAAATGGAAAAGAGCTGAAGAAACGCGCTCGAGTACCTTTGGGCTTGTGCAGATTGCAGGTAACCGTCTGTCTTTTGTTCCGAAGACGTCAGAAGTTTCGAGGAGTATCTGTACCGAACCTCTTCTGAATATGTTCTTTCAGAAAGGTTTGGGGTCTGTGTTTCAGAAACTGCTGTTTCGTAGATATCGAATAGATCTCTCGAAACAACCAGAGCTGAATCGCAGACTGGCGCAGAAAGGATCGATCGACCAGTCCTTCGGGACTATAGATCTTTCCTCAGCGTCAGATACTATGTCGCTCCGAATGCTGAAGAGCATTTTTCCAAGTTATATACTTGCTTGGATTATGCAATTCCGCACCCCTACTGTCACCTACCCAGATGGCAGTAGCGAGGAGCTACATATGGTATCGTCTATGGGGAATGGTTTTACTTTTCCCTTACAGACTTTACTTTTCTCGACTATCGTGGCATCGGTCTATCGGTTGAAGGGTATAAATCCTTTAATCGATAGACTCGGACCTAAAAACTTTGGAGTCTTTGGCGACGACATAATCGTTTTGAAAGACGCTTATGTCTCTGTCGTTAGAGCTCTTCAGTTCTTTGGGTTCGAGTTGAATGAAACAAAATCATTCAACTCCGGTTGCTTCCGAGAGTCTTGTGGCGGCGACTACTGGACAGGCCATGATGTTCGTGGCGTGTACATTAAAAGCCTCTCCACAAGTGCTGACGTCTACTCCACAATAAACAGA